ATTATTTAATAAAAATGTAAACTTTCTTCACTATTTACTTGTGGGGTTAGTTACTTGTGCTTATATTTGTGGTGTAATTAATAACAAAAACCTTTGAAATGAAAAAACTATTATTATTATCTCTTATAGGTGTATCGCTTATAAGTTGTCAACCAGAAAAAGACGAGTGTAACGATTTAAACAAACAATTAGAAGGAGTAGAATTATGGAGTTAACAAAAGGACAAATCCAGGAACGAGCTATAAATTATTTGAACGCTAAAATCTTTTTTGCAGAGAAAGAGCTAGAACAGAGAAAGCTAGAAGCTGACGGAGTAATACCTACATTCATAGACCATGACGTAGTAGTAAAACAGATAGCGGCTGAAGAGCGTAAAGTAGCTATGTTAAAATACTTATTCGACATCACTTTAGCTGACGTAGAAAAAAAAATTAAAAAAAAGTGCGGAAAAACTTGCACAGGATGTAAATAATACATATATTTGTAAAAGAAATCAGAAACACACTTAAACCTTAAATTATGATTCAAAAATTACTAACTATCCAAAACGAATTGAAAGCTCCTAAGAGCCAGTATAATTCCTTTGGAAAGTACAACTACAGAAACCAGGAAGACATCCTGGAGGCAGTTAAGCCTCTATTATATGCCCAGGGCTTATTCTTGTCTTTAACAGATGAGATAGTAGAAGTAGCAGGAGAGTTTTTTGTGAAAGCTACTGCAATTATTACAGACGGTGAGAATACTCATGCCGTTACAGCCATGGCAGGCTACGAACCCAATAAGAAGGGAATGGACAAAAGCCAATCTGCGGGAAGCTCTAGCAGCTATGCCAGAAAATACGCTCTCAATGGCTTGTTTTTGATTGACGACACTAAAGACAGTGACTTCACAAATAAGCATGGGAAAACAGCGAAGCCTAAAGCTACCCTAATACAAGATTCAGAAGCCTACGTTAAAGCAGCACAAGCAATTAAAAGCGGCTCTTTCACAATAGAAGCTGTAGAATCTAAGTATATACTTACTCCAGAAGTAAAGAAATCATTATTAAAATTAGTATAACCCTTAAATTAGAAATCAAATGAGTGCATTAATTAATTTTTCAATTGACCTTAGCAAAGTATCAGAAGAGGACAAAGCTAAAGGGAAGTATCTTAACCTCACTATGTCTGTCCAGGATGAAACTGGAACGTATGGAGACAATGCAGGAATCTTTGTCTCACAGTCTAAAGAAGACAGGGAGGCTAAGGTATCTAGAAAGTACCTAGGGAACGGTAAAGTAGTATACGTTAAAGACGGAATTACTGTAGCCGATAAAGTAGAACGCCAGGTGACAGCCTCAGAGCAATCTACTGCAGGACGTGAGACCCCAGACTTACCATTTTAAATAAAAGCCCTCAGAGGGGGTGTAACAGCCCCCTTATATTACTAACCATTAATTCAACTATAAATGCTATCAACAAAAGAAGAGCTCCTAAGTAAAGTCTTAGACGTAAAATACGATAGGATAGAGCAAGGACTCAAACTAGATGTAGAGGAAATAGATGAGTTTCTTAGGTTTAAAAGAGGTGCTTTTAATATATGCGTCGGACACGCTAACACTGGAAAAACTACTGTAATAATTTACTTAATGGTTGCCTACGCTGTAAAACATAACCTGTCATGGTTGGTTTTCTCATCAGAGAATACGGAATATAGTATAGCTAGAAAAATTATTGAGTTCAAAACAGGGAAGCCAGTGCAGCAAATGCCAGACGAAGTTATTAAAAAAGAATTGGACTGGATAGATGACCACTTCAAAATCATAACAGTGGACAAAGTGTATAACGCCAGAAACCTAATGGCTGAGGCTAAAGAAATTAAAAAAATGTGGGACTACGACGGAATGTTAATTGACCCTTACAACTCACTCGCTAAAGACCCCGCTCTTCTAAGAAGCGTAGGTGGGCATGAGTATGACTACCAAATAGCGTCAGAGATGCGACTGTTCTGTAAGGAAAATAATGTTTCTATGTGGTTAAACACCCACGCCGTTACTGAAGCCTTAAGACGTACCCACGAAAAGGGTCACGAGTTTGAGGGACATCCAAAGCCTTGCGGCTTAGCAGATGTTGAAGGAGGGGGCAAGTGGGGAAACCGTGCGGATGACGTAATTTCGATTCACAGATACACTCAGCATCCTACCAGATGGTTCTATAGTGACATTCACGTACGAAAGGTAAAGGAGACCGAAACAGGAGGGAGACCGACATCCCAGGACTCACCCATATCGTTAAGAATGGAGCAAGGAAACACCAATTTCACAGTCGCAGGGAAGGACGTCATAGACAAAGACGTTATCTTTGCAGAAACCTTAAAATTCTAGAATATGCTACTACTAACTATCACATTATCAATTATAGCTGCAGCCTTTATTTTGTATCATCAGAAAAAAAGAAACGAACTACAGTACTCTCTTTACTTTATTAAAGGACTATTGTTAGGATTCGCTACTGGCTCTGAAGACGCAGAAGACGCCATAGACGGAAAAATAGAACACCACTTCCAAATAGGATTCGGGTTCTTAGTATTCACTATGACATGGCTAGAGGATGCAGAGTAAAAATAAAGCCATAGAGATAATGGCACGACATCATAATGAGTTCATAAAAATGGCTAAAGCAATAGCAGGAAACAACTTCAAAGTAAGAAACTACGCTGAAGACTATGTCCAGGATGCTTACATTAGGTTAGCCAGATTCGATGACTTATACGACAAGGTAATCAGCGACAAAGGTAAATTCTCAAAAGGTTATATGTTTTTTACTTTAAGAAGTATAATAATAAATGACATTAAGAGAGTTAGAACACCGAAGTTCAGTTTTATCGGAGATGAGTATGACATGGAAGAGAAATTCATGTTAGAAGACAAAGGAGTAGACAAGGACGTATTACTCAATTCAGCAATAGAGGATTTAATGCATGAGGTTGTAAAGACTAAAGTGCACTGGTTCGACGCTCAGTTATTCACTACCTATATCCAGGAGGGAATTTCATTCAGAGAGTTAGCCGCTAGAACTGGATTAGGAATACAGACAATCTACTTATCAATTAAGAGAGTGAAGTTAGCAATAGCGGAGCACTTACATGAAGACTACCAAGACTTTAAAAACAGAGAATTAAATTTAATTAGTTAATTATGGAATTAAACGACAAGATATTCGCATTACATGACGAGGGACTATCTCCTGGCAAGATAGCTCAGAAGTTAAAGATTAAAAAAGCAATAGTCCAGGACATTATCGGAGGGGCAGCCAATGGAGGTCTAGGAGATACTATAGAAGCTTTCACTGAAGCTGCAGGAATTAAACATATTGTAGAAAAAGTAGCTGACTACGTAGGAGCTGACGACTGCGGGTGTAAAGCCAGAGCTGAAGCTCTTAACAAAGCCTTCCCTAATAGGAAAATGAGTAAGCTGTTAAATTCAGACTATGACACTTTAAGAGAGTGGTTCAGTGTAGGCAGAAGCTCAGTATCTAACGAATGGCAGAAAAAGCTCCTGGGAGTATACAATAGGGTGTTTAACGCTAAGAGACAAATCTCTAGCTGCAGCCCATGTATCGCAGGAATGGTTAGGGAACTTAAAAAGGTGTTAGATGCAGCCGTTAACAAGTAAGACCCTCACGACCAGTAAGCTCAAAAAGATGAGCAGAACGAAGCTTATTGAGTTAGCAGACTCGATGGCAACTAGACTACATTGGCTACACTCTGTAGGTAAAAATGAAGAGAATCCAGAACAGTATAAGAGATTAGCCTCAGAGCTGTATCATGTATCAGAGATAATTGACTGGAAGGAATCACAAAGGAAAAACAAAAAATACAAGTACTAATGGGGAAAAAAGAAAAACAAATCAGACCGAGATTAGATGGAGCTAAGAAAATTAACTTCGAGTTCTTTAACCAGAAGGAATCTAGAGTATTAGTAGTGGGAGATTTACACTGTCCTTTTGACCTGGATTCATACTTTCAGCATTGCGTGGATATCTACAATAGATACAACTGCAATAGAGTAGTATTCATTGGAGACGTTATCGACAATCACTACTATCCTTATCATGACAAACAAGGTGCAAAAGTTGCAACCAAAACAAGATACACTAAGCTAAAAGAATT